TGAGATAAACACTTTACCATATTCTGGGTTAGATGATACACCTGTACTTGTATCATAACTACCATCCTCTCCACCCCAAACAGAAACTGCTTGAGTGTTTGCAAATAATTTTTTAGTATATGTTTTGTAATCATCTACTGTTACACATCTTCCTTGTGTTGCATAATCTAATGGAGCATTAAGTTTTATTGATTGTATTGTTTCTGCTTCAGAACCACCTGATGCATTAGCAACAGTTGTGGTTGTAACACCTGTAACATCATCTATTGATGATGGTGATGAAAAAGATGATGCACCATTTGCTGCAGTTTTATTTGTAACCACATATTGTAGTATAACAATATTACCATCAGACAATGCTGCACTAACTGTACCGTCACCAAAGTAAACTTCAAATAAACCACTATCAGTTTCTTGTAAATAATAAACTGTACTTGATGTAGATAATTGAGTTATATCTTTTGCTCTAGTATAAGTTGTAGTTGTAGTATCAGATGCTGAGTTTTGTACTTTAACTGTTAGTGTTGTAGTATCTGAACGAGCGTCACTTAATAAAAATCTTTGGTCAACATCATTAACATCTACAGTATATCTCGTGGTTACATAACTACCCTCGTAAATATTTACACTATCAAAAGGAACAGCACTACCTGTATTGCTTGCAGTCACATCTGCAACTGTAACAAACTGATAATTTGTTCCGTCAATACTAGTAGTAAATGAAGTTCCTGCTGGCATAGTTTTAGTTGAACCACTTGTAGATAAACTTATATTAACTGTGGCAATGGGAGCTCTAGGTGATGACACTTCATAACCTAAAGTCTTTGCGTGAGATACTACACTTGAACGAAGTGCTGCACTATCTAAAAACATTTCATTTGCCAACATGTTAGCATTGAATCCTAAGTAGTGTGTATTGTATGCAAGGGTATCTAATAGAACACTCATACCAGAACCTTCAAAATCATAGTCTTTAAATTCTGTTTGTGCTTTTAAAAATGTCTTTAAATTTCCTTTGATGTTATCAAAGTCTAATTCGGTTACTCTAAGTTTTTTTTTGTTAGTTGCCATCTATCTTAATCTCTCTAATAATACATCAAATTCTACTAGTTCTGTGGGTGCGTTAACTACATAAAAATGTACTGTTAAATTATATTCGTTTCTGTCTAGATTTGGTACAGCCGTAACTCCAACCAATCTTGCTCTAGGTTCAAAATTTTCTATAACATCTTCTACCTTTCTAGCAATGATTTGCGCAACGATAGGTGTCATAGGTTCAAATAACATCTCACGAACACCACCAGCTATTTCTGGGTGAAATGGTTTTTCGTAAGTATTTAATAATACTAGATTTCTTATAGACCTCTTAACAGCCTGTATATCAGTAATTTTATTTACATCAGAACCCACTGCTTTCTTTGTAAAGAATAAATCTAAATCGGAATATTGTTTTACATTCCTAGATATATCATTTTGAGCCTGTGCATCTTTATATGCTGACATTGGAAACCCCTAGTTATTTAATTATTATTTATACAGTTTCTTTTGGATTAGTTAAAGTATATCCAGCTTTTTCTAAAACTGCAACCCTAGTTTGTCGTTCTGCTTCTGTAGTTTCCTCTTGAATTTTTGCTACTGATTCTGTATAAGTCTTTTCTGTTTTTTCTGTCACAAGTTCTGAACCAGTCTTTTTAGCAAATGGATTATCGGGTGATTCAGGTAGTCCTTGCACAGATATATCCGTACCTGATTGACCTGTGACATTTTTTGATTTGTTCACAACCTCACCATTAATTACTTTTTTATTATCTGCCTCACATGCTATTTCCATAAGTTTTTCAAAGTCTAAACTTCCAAATGCTAACTGTAATGCAATCAGTTTTTCTGCAAATAAAACTGCATTATCTCTTGCTGCTTTAAGTGCATCTAACTCATCTTGTAGTCCTAACTCTTTTAGAGTAGGTAATTCTGGTAACATATCCTTTAATGCTTTTTCTGCAGCTTTTAACTTTTCTTCAATCTCTGCAATTAATTCTGATGGGTCAAGAGCTGCTTCTAATTGTTTAATTAAATCATCAGCAAATTCATCTACTGAATTTAATAAATCATTTAGTTGCTTACTTGCTCCACATACTGTTGATACTACTTTATTAAAGTCTGCCATGTCTTTTCTCCTATGCTGTTCTTCTCCACATGTATGCTGTTATGTATGGTTGTACAATATCGTGTTCATGAGCACTACCTGAACCAACAGAACTAGAAGTTACAGAATCACTATTACCCTCTCCAAAACTTCTTGTGAATTCTACACTTGATGCACCACCTGTTCCTGTGCCTGAATCATTAGAACCTAATTGGTGTGTATGTGCTGGTAATTCAGCGATTGATAATGAATGAGAATCTGTTTTTGAACCACCTGTTTCTCGTACTGCATCAAAATCAGTATCGGTTGAATCAACACCTACTATAACTCTACCAGCTCCAAATTCTGTCCATGTTCCAAAACCCAATAGTGTACCAGGGTTTGTTGCAACACCAGCATTGGTGTAAATAGAACCAACGGGATAAATTGTTTCTAATACATGTAATCGTAAACCTTTATCACCACCTGTTAGATTTAATACTAAATCATTTGAATCATCTACATCAAGATTTATCTTAGTAGAATCTGTTCCGTCAATTTTTATATCTGCCATTATTCTCTCCTATGCATTAGGTGCTGATGTTATGTTAGCTGCCAGACCTTCTGTATCAGTATGTGTATGAGTTGTAAGTGCAATAGTATTAGCAGTAACTTCTTGTGTAGTTGTAATTGTACTACCTGAACCAGAAAGATTTATAGTACTTGATGCACCCTCGAATGTCATTGTTCCTACTGCCTCTGATTTAATATCTAGATTTGTTGCAGCCTTAACTGTCATGGTTGTACCAGAAGATATAGAAGTTCCTTTAACACTTGACATTGTTATATTATTACTTGCTCCTACTAATACATCTTTTAAAGATACTACAGAATAACTATCAACAGAAGTTATATCATAAGTTCCACCAATCGTTCTTGTTTCTTTTCCACCAATAGTAATATCACAATCTTTTGCTGTACCTTTCTCTGTAGAACCTATTGCACCAGATACAGAATTAGAAATATTAAATCCATGATTACCAATTATTTCTTCTTCTAGATTTCCACCAGCTTCTCCAGCACCAATCTTAACTTGTTCTGATTTGTGTATCTTTCTTGTGAAGTCACCACCAACCTCTAATATATAATCACCTGTAATCTTTTCTCTCTTAGTTCCGTCACATGTTAAATTAATATTTCCTTTCACATAAATGTTAGATGCACCAGCAATCAATTCATAGTTGTCACCTACAACCTTAACTGTCTTTGTACCTGTGTCAACAATTTCTTCGAAGGTACCAGATGTGTGTTGTCTTAATAATCTCTCTCCACCTGTTGTATCATCTATCTCAAACACATGACCTGATTCAGATTCGTATACATGATTGAAAGGATAGACACCTGTTGACCCACCAGTCTTTTCTACATTACGAGGATTGGGTTCATCAAAAGTTCCAGCAGTTTCTGCTTTAGAATTTGTTGATACTGTTGATACATCTGGTTTGGTTGCAGTAGGTATTTCTTTCCATTGAGTACCTCTACGATTAATTAATAGTTCATGAGTTTCTGCATCTTGTCCTCTTGCAAGTCTTGATACATCTGATTCATTTAATCCATGACCAGAATGTATAATTGATTCAGACGGATATTCTCCCTCTGGGTCATTAAATCCTTTTGTGATATCTGATTCAGATTGTGGAATGCCTGGCAATGAACCAATAATGAGTGGTTGTTGTCTTTCGTTTGCATCACGAAAGAATCCGATTACCCATGAACCTTCTGTTAGAAAACTAGGTGTGTTTCCCATGCCTTGCATGGATGGGTCGGTGACAGGGTGCATGACATGAGCCCATGGTAAATCTTCTGATGGGATATCGTTTAAATCTTCTGTGTGGTATCCTAGACAACGGACTTGTACTCTACCAAGTTTTGCAGGGTCATTACGATTTTCTACAACACCAGTAAACCATACAAAGCCATCGAGGCCCATGAAATAGTTTTCGTTCATGTAGATTATTTATACTACATGTTCCGATAGTCTAGGTAGATATTTCCAGCAAGAACAATTCTTTCCTCTGACATGCCTATTGCAGTTGGCACTTCATGTAGAACATGACCAGGGAAGAGTATTAGTTCATCTGGTTTAGGATGTATTCTCAAATCTGCTTCTGAGAAATAAAGGGGTGGGGCATTGTTAGGTACTTGTATATAATAAACCCACGACCACAATGCAGGGCCATGAGTATGGGGTTTGGTATAATCATCTACAGAATAGATTGCACCCCAACAATCAAAAGTAAAAAATTTATCTAAAGTTCCTTTCTGGTCTTTGACTTGTATACTCTTTACGATT